CTGGGTTTAAGCCCTGGTTAGGGTTGATCCCTAACCTGTAACCCGAAGATTGGAGTAGACATGAAAGTTCATGATGATAAGAGTTATTCGATTTTGACTATGCACAGCAAGAACGCCTCTGGCGTTGTTGTCTCTACAGACGTCGTGTCGATTCTCTCTCTTCAAGATACCGTACCTGTCTTTTCCACCAGTCAGGGCGACAAGAAGAACCCGAATAACCATAAGTATTCTGCCTACCGAGAGTTGACCTATCGTGGCAAAGAACTTGTTTTTAACAAGCTCAATGCAACGCAGTACTACAATCGGCAAGAGAACTATGGAGTTTTCGGTAATAAGCTTGGTAGCCGTCTGAATCTTCCCTCAGAGAAAGACGCCATTTACAATAGGGCCTTAGCAAAGCTCTATGAAAAGGTCCGTGGAGGTCTCGATTTGTCAGTAGCCGTTGCAGAATCTCACGAAACTGCGCGTATGCTGAACATCCTCGAGCGCTTCCGTAAATGGGCTGAAGGTGCACCTCCAAAAGAGGTTAACTTCAACTGGCGTCAACCTTTGAATCGGCTGGGAAACCGCTGGTTGGAATGGCACCTTGCTGTTCGCCCTCTCTTGCAAGACCTTTATGGGAGCGTTGACGAGTTTTATCGTCATAAGCTTCCGCGGTTGATGCAAGTTCAGGCGAAGGTGACCGTTCCCATGCCTAAGCATGTAGCGGTGGCAAAAGAGTATGCAAATGATCCTGTTAGTTATGCTGAAGTTGACGGCTTTGAGGGGATTATGTTCTCCTTGCAATTTCAGGATTCTGGAGGCTTCGACCTGAAAAGGTGGTCGTCTCTGAATCCTGTTTCCATTGCATGGGAACTTATGCCTCTCTCCTTCGTCGTTGACTACTTCTATAACATCAGTCAAATGCTTCGCTCTTTGGAGACTAGTCTGCTGTATAACAGCTCGTTCGTTCGAGGCTACTGGACCTGGCTTTATTTTTATAAAGCCAGCCATCGTGATGTCGGTGTTCGTAAAGCAGGGGGAGACCCCTATTACGTTATTGACAAAACGGCTTCGTCGGACGTGACTCATTTCGAAAGAAATGTTCTCCTTAATATGCCTCTCCCGAAGCCACCGGTCTTCAAGCTGCCCACCTCGTGGCAACAGCTTGTTACGATGGCCTCACTTTTAGCTGTGAAGCTAAAGAAGTGAGAAACCGATAAATCTACATTTCGTAGAAGTCGGCTTTCAATTGCAGTATACTGCAGAAAGGTATCTGTACCATGTTGGCACAGAACATTGTCCTCGCGGACGCTGCCGGGACCCCGGTAAGTCACACTTTCGTACCCAGCGGTATCGATAGTAAGACCGGGATCTACTGGTATACCGACCGTTCGCAAGCGAACGCCATCGGTTACTGGCGGATCTCGATCGAGTTCAAGGAACCTCCTGTCGCTGTGAACAGCGGCATGAATTCCTCTGAACGTAACTATCGAGTTCGTGTCGGTCTCCATGAACCCGTTCTGGAAACTATCAGCAACAGCACCGTTTCCGGCATTACACCGGCTCCGACTGTTGCTTACGTTCCGCGGTCTTTCACGGAGTTCATCCTTAGCGAACGAACTGCGCTCCTTGAGCGCAAGCACCTTCGCAAGATGACTGCCAACCTTATGAATGACGTTCAGGTAATCGACGTTGTCGAAAACCTGGCTCGCATTCAGGGTTAATTCAGGTTCACTTTTGTGTTCCTGAAAGGAGTCCTTCTAGGATGTCTCGCAACACTATTGATAGTGCTTGCCGCCAACTGGTTGGTCGGCTTTGCGAAGAACTCGACACGGCCCGTAGTCTCAGAGTCTTCCTGTCTCTCGGCGGGGTAAAACCCGTACAAGATGGTGAAGTTCTGGACTATTGCGCTTCCAGTCCTGTCTGCTTTGCTGAGGATTATCTTCTCGAGAAGCTCTTGTCGAAATACAAGGGCTGGCCGGGAGATGGTCCAAAAGCTGCCAGCAGAAAGGCTATCGACACATGGTTCAGTGTCGAGGCCAAGAACAAAGAAACCAATCGACGACTCCGTGGATTAATGGATAGTTCCGGTTTTCCCGGCACGTATCTGATCGACGTCATTTCTGACGCCGCAGCTACGATATCCTCTATTCTCGGTTCGTTCGATATATTTCGCGTTCTTGAAGGAAGCAAATGGGGCCCAGGTGCAACCTCCGATCTTCGGAGGGGCACTCTACGGGATCAAAAAATGACTCGTAGGATGTCGACGACAGCTGCAGCGTTACCTTATATGAAAGCTATCATTGAAGCAAATCCGAATTGGATCGAGGCCATCACTGGCTTCTATCCGTCGGGACCTACTTCTCTGACTCGCGACTTCTTTAAGGTTACCAACAGCAGCAGGTTCTCGACCGTGCCAAAGAAATGGGATGTCGATCGCGTGATAGAGATCCAGCCAACTGCGAATACCTATTTGCAGCTTGGTGTTGGACAATATCTACGTAAGCGACTACTCCGCTTTGGCATCGATCTGAACTCGCAAGAGCATAATCAAATTGCTGCGCTTTTGGGCGTGCAAGATGATTTGGCAACTGTAGATTTACAGAATGCTTCAGATTCGATTTCCGTTGAGCTTTGCACTCTTCTTCTACCTCCGGATTGGTTGGTGTTTCTTCGGAAATTACGAACCGATACCACCGTTGTTGAAGGCCAGACGAGGAAACTCGAAAAGTTTTCAGCAATGGGGAACGGATTTACATTCGAACTTGAAACTATAGTGTTTTACGCTATAACTAAAGCCGTTTGTAAAGTAGAAAAGCTCTCTTGGGATCGAGTGCTTGTGTATGGAGACGACATCATATGCCCCACAAGGGCGTATGAGGGTCTCGTCTACGTATGCGAGTACCTCGGTTTCACGATTAACCTTGAGAAATCCTTCTCTGCAGGTGTATTTCGTGAATCTTGTGGCAAACACTACTTCCGTGGTGTTGATGTCACTCCCATTTATCAGAAGGAACTTATCAATTCCCCTGAAGAGGTGATTCGCTTCCATAACCGTTTGGTTAGGTGGTGCGATCGCGTGTACGCAGACCCTTGGCGGTTTCCATCGGTAATCAGTATGTGTCATGCTTTCTTCCTTGACATGGTCAAGGTTGAACACAGACGCGTACGTTTGCCTAGGATTCCCCTTGGAGACGTAAGTGACGATGGGTTCCTCGTTCCTGCTGACGAATTTCAACTTGATGAAAACTCTGGCGTCTTTACGGACGTCTGGGTTCGCAGCAAGCAGATTCGAAAACATGAGAATGAGGCCGCCATGTTCGCACTTAGGCTTTCTTCCTTTGGTAGGCCCAACGGCAACTTCTTCCTCTGGAAAAAGTTGTTCGAAGGGTCCGGGTTCTTTAACTCTGGCTCAAAAGGCCATAGCGAAGAGGACCTTGGGAAGGGTAGGTATAGACCTCGCAAGAGATATATCTACGACGTGAAACGTTATATTGATAATTAATTTTATCAATACGTCACTGGGGGGACAGACATTGCCCCCCTCTGACGTCCTACGCCGCTGATAACGG